GATAGTAAAAATTGCCATTTCATCATTGGGAAACATAATTCTTTCTAGTTCAATTCAATCTAATAAATATACACCTTATTATGTTCCATTTTTTATTGTTATGCCTTCTGACTTTAGTTTTGTAGGCACAAGCACAACTGACATTACCTCGGGCCTTTCAATAAGTTTTATTAATTCGTCGCTTACGCTTACATCTAATCTTTTATCAACAACATCAACTGCTCAAACCACCTCAACACAATCTTGGACTGTTCCATCAAGTAGTTACGCATCTTCTGCATTGGGAACAACAACTAATCGAAATCTCTTAAACCTTCCTGCAAACTCGGCAATTTTTACAACTTCTGGTATAAGCAATGCAACTTACACTTGGACTTGTCCTGTCGGTGTTACTTCTGTATCAGTTATTTGCATTGGTGGTGGTGGTGGTGGTGGTGGGAATACTAGAACTGGTGGTTTTCAAGGTTCTCCTGGTGGTGGAACTGCTTTGTACGGTGCAGGTGCTTCTGGTGCTGTTGGTGCAGTTGGCTCAGCAAACATTTATTCTGTAAACGGATACGGTGGTGGTGGTGGTGGATACTCCGTTACACCAGGTATTTCTAATGTTGTTGGTTCTAATGGTAGTCAATCTTATTTTGTTTCCACTTCTGTTTGCGCTGCTAATGGTGGCGGTGGTGGTACTGTTTCATCTGGTGGTGCTGGCGGTACTGTTGCAGCAGGAACAGGATTTTCTGGTGGAACTTCATTAAACCAGAGGGCAAGCGGTGGTGCTTCTGCTGGTGGTTATACGGCAACCGGCGCAACATCGAATACGGCAGGTTCGGGTGGTGCAGGCGGTGGTGGTTCAAATAATGTCAACTACTCATTCGGTGGTAGTGGTGGCGGTGGTGGCGCACTTGCATACATAAATTCGTATTCTGTAACTCCGGGAAACACTTACACCGTACAAGTTGGTGGTGGTGGTCAACAAGGTGGTTCTGCTTCTGCCGCCTCTTCTGCTGGCAAACCCGGAGCAGTACGAATCTGTTGGGGTTCTGGAGCAGCGTTTCCATCAACAAACGTAAACATAATCAACAACGAGAATGTAGGATTCTAATGACAGCAAAACTAGCATTTGTAGACAACACCGGAAACGTGACACTGGTTCTCAACACAGACCCAAGTCTTGTTGCGTCATTTACACAGTCGGCACACATTGTTGACGTGCTTGACCAAGAAGTTCAGATTGGCTGGACTTATGACGGTGCAAACTTTACTGACCCTAACCCACCAGTTACGTCAACCGATTTACCGTAATGGTAAAATAGTAAAGGACTAAAGGACTAATATGCCCTCAATCATAACCGTAGGTGGCTCAAGCAGTAGAAGTAAAAACTGCAGACAGAATAACATTTGCTACATGGTTACAAAGAGAAGACAAATAAGTTAGTATAAACTAACTAGATCGAAGGATGAAATGATAAGTGTTTTTACTCCAAGCCACAATACAAAATGGCTTAATGATTGTTATGAAAGTCTTTGCGCCCAAACGTACACAGACTGGGAATGGGTTGTTCTTCTTAACGGTAAGGCTAAAGACTGGTCTCCGAGTAAAGAAGATAGCCGAGTAAAAGTTGCATTTGCAAAGCCTCAATTAGGCGAAAACATTGGCGCATTAAAACGTTATGCCGTAGAGCTTTGCACGGGAGACATCTTGGTTGAACTAGACCACGATGACATTCTTATGCCGACGGCTCTAGAAGAAATTGATGTGGCTATTAGTAACTCAAATTATGGGTTTTGCTATTCAGATTTTGCTCAAATCAATGAAGACGGTTCACCGGACAAAACTGAGTTTAATAAAGCATTTGGTTGGACATATTATGACGACGCAGACGGGTACCATGTTTGCGAATCAATGGATGTCCACCCTCATAATGTTTCTTACATCTGGTTTGCACCAAATCATCTTCGAGCATTTACTCGTCAAGCGTACAATAAAACATCTGGGTATGACCCGAATCTTGACATTCTTGATGACCAAGACATTATTGGAAAGCTTTACGCCGTTACTGATTTTTACCACATCAAAAAGAATCTTTACCTTCAAAGAATCCACGGTGCAAATACTCAAAAGCGAGAAGACAAGAATGCTCGTATTCAAAGAGAAACTGTTATTCAATATGACCGTTCAATTCAACCGCTCATGCTTAAGTGGTCAAAAGAAAATAACCTTTTGGCTCTTGATTTTGGTGCGGCCCATAACCCTGCTCCGGGCTATCTAAGTATTGACATGCATGCTCCTGCCGACTACATTGGTGATATTTTTGAGGTTCTAGAAACATTTGAAGATAATAGTGTAGGTATTATTCGTGCAGTAGACTTCTTTGAGCACATCCCAGACAAAATTAGACTTTGGAATGAAATGTACCGAGTGCTTGCTCACGGAGGAATGATTGTTTCTCTTACTCCAAGTACAGACGGTCGAGGAGCATTCCAAGACCCAACGCATAATTCTTTCTACAATGAAAACTCGTTTTGGTACTTTGCATATGAAGAGCATCGTAAATACGTACCAGAATTAAAGATGGACTTTCATGTTAGCAGACTTGTGACTTACTTTCCTAATGATTTTTGCCGTAGCCATGACATTCCTTATGTATGCGCAAATCTTGTTGCTCGGAAAGAAAAGTCTAAGTTTGGTGGTAAGATAACTCTTTAATGCCTTCATTTTACGGAATAACTCAGAAATTCAACGAAGGAGATGAAAATCTCTATTTCGCTCAATTAACAACGGCAATTTCTGCCGTTTTATCTATGAGGATGTCTTTATCAGGAAGTATGGGAGAATCTCTTCGCTCTATTGGCGTTGTTGTTGGAAGAGTAAGTATTGTTACGCTAGTAACATGTTCAGTGGAGTAGAATTAAATCATGGCTAAACGCGATACTTTTGTTGAAGGAAATGTTCTTCGTTTTAACGGGACATTCACTGATGAAATAACTGGTGATTTAATAGACCCGTCACACGTCGCATTTGGTTGGCGAGTTAACGGTGGTCCGATTACAATCAAAGAATTTGGAATTGGACCTGACATTGTTCGCCAAAGTGTAGGTCAATACTACATTGATGTAGACTCAACAAGTCGCTCAGGTGTATGGGTTTGGCAATGGCAAAGTACTGGCACAGCGCAAGCGCTGACTTCAGGTTCAATTGCTGTATCGCAAGCCGCAATGTCTCTTATCTAACAGTACAGTACCGCAAACAAATAATGTACAAAAATAATGTACAATTATTTAACCATGACGGAGGTACGTATGACGAGCACAGAGTCTACAATACACATCATCATTCCTGATACTCAGATTAAAGATGATGTACCTACAGACCAATTAGCTTGGATTGGCCAATATATTATTGACCAATTTGCAGGCAGAGAAAACGTAAAAATCATTCATCTAGGCGACCATGCTGACATGCCTTCTCTTTCTATGTATGACGAAGGCAAGAAAGAAATGGAAGGCAGACGGTATGAAGTTGACATCAAGGCTGCAAATAAAGGATTTGACATTCTTAACCAGCCGTTTATTGACTACAATAAAGGAAGAGCCAAGCTTCACAGAGCACGATGGACTCCAGAGCGCCACATTCTTCTAGGAAACCACGAAAATAGAATTGAAAAAGCTGTAAGTCGTTCGGCTAAACTTGACAAAGTATTGAGCACTGATGACTTAAACTATGCTCAACATGGCTGGGAAGTTCATCCGTTTCTTAAACCTATAATTCTTGACGGTGTCACGTATGCTCATTACTTTTATAACCCAATGACTGGCATTCCTTATAGTGGAATGGCAGAATCTCGATTAAAGACAATCGGAACGTCATTTACAATGGGTCATCAACAAACGCTTCTCTACGGTCTTCGTTTTGTTGGCGGAAGAAGTCAACACGGTCTTATTGCTGGAGCTTGCTACCTTCATGATGAAGATTACAAAGGATACCAAGGTAATTCTCACTGGCGTGGCATCA